TACGTGCGGCTGGTATTAATGCTCACCCTGCTCCAAGTAATGACGCTGTTATGCGAGTGGAAGCAGTCGAAGGTGTCTTAAACCGTATGTCAGATGGCTATCCGTGTATGACTGTAAGCCCGAATTGTACCACTTTAATAGCAGGGTTTGAAGGTGGTTATCAGTACAAGCGCACATATAATATGGGCAATGAACGTTATGATGAACGTCCTAGTAAAAACAGGTTCTCTCATATACATGATGCACTGCAATATGCCTTCTTAGGTGGTGGCGAAGGCCGAAAAGTCATCTTTGGGGGTCATAAACCTGTCTCTCACACCACTGTAGAGCGAGGTGGCACTCCCTTTGGACGATTAAAGTCAAGGAACAGGCTCTCACGAAGGGTTTCGGGGCTGTGAAGTGGATAATTTGCTTCTGTGAAAGCGAGAATATAGGGTTATGGAAGTATTTTACTAAGCATAACAAGGGTTTTAGCCATGTTTTTGCAGTTAAATTTGATGTTGAACATGAAATATGGACTAAATACGAGTTTAGTACACATGGCTTTAGGTTTGAAAACTACAAAGGCAAAGAAGCTGACGTTCTGTTTGCCACAATGATGGAGTATTGGACATGCTTGGATGTTGAGGTTAAAGATAAGCCAATATATATGCCTAGATTGATGTATTGCGTTTCCTTTATTAAACACATAGTTGGCTTAAATAAGTTCTGGGTATTAACGCCCTACCAGTTATATTGTGAATTGCTTAAAGATGGAGCGCAAATCATGTTTGAAAAAGATAAAGGAGACTCTGATGGGTAGTGTATTTAAAAAACCTAAGATGCCACAAAAAAGCCAAGAGCAGATTGATGCTGAACAAGCGGAAAAAGACCGTCTTGCTAAAGTGGAAGCTGATGCAGAAGCCGATAAATTAGACCAAGAGCGTAAAGCTTCAGCCAATCTTACAGGCAGACGCTCACTTCAGGCGGCTGAAATGGAAGGCTATACTGGCTATCGCAGAAAACAAATGGGTGCGGCAACGCCAACACCTACTGGCTCAATGGGTCAATCTATTAGAAAGTAGGTACTGATATGTACGGTGCAGGGCAAGGTGACGGAAATCCAACTGTTTCTGGCGGTGAATCCAAACAGGAACTAAAACGTATTATGGACAGATACAAGAAGGCCAAGGGTAGATGGAACTCTTGGTCTGATTTGTGGGAGGAAATCTATGATTACGTTATTCCTCATCGTGAGAGCTTCTTTCAGGAAAGCAGTGCAAACCGTAGAACAGAAAATATCTATGACGAAACTGCTGTTGTGGGTCTTCCTAAGTTTGCTAGTCGCTTACAACTTGGTTTTTTTCCTCCTAATGGTCGTGCATTTAGACTCGCCCCCGGTCCTGAGTTTCCAAAAGAACTAAGAAGCAAATCATTAGATGAAGAGCTAGATAGAATTACAGACCTTATTCATGAAGGTTTGCGTAACTCTAACTTTAATTCTGAGATGCATGAGGGTTTGCAAGACCTAGGCATTGGCACAATGAACCTGTTGTGTGAAGAGGGACGCTTCCAAGGGGACTTGCATTTCTCTGCCGTGCCTCCAACTAACTTAGCGTTGTTGCCGGGTCGCATGGATGGAGTTTCAGACTGGTTTCGCTGGAACAACAACATGGATATCACCGAAGTAAAGCACAGATATCCTAAAGCTAAATACACTGAAAAAATGATGAGTGAGCAAAAGCGCAATCCTACTCGCAAGACTAAGATTGTTGAAGCTACTCTTTATGATGAGACAAACAGGTTTAAAGACGAATACACATATTACCTGATATCTGAGACAGATAACGAAATCCTTATTAAAGATACGATGAAGGGTCGTGGTTCTGTTCCTTGGATTACTACACGTTGGTCTAAGTCTGGTTTTGAAGTATGGGGCAGAGGTCCTGTACTACAAGCAATGCCAGCTATTAAAACACTGAATCTGACTGTTCAGCTTATTCTTGAAAATGCTGAGATGGCTATCGCTGGTAGCTATATTTATGATGATGATGGTGTGTTTAACCCAGATAACATAACTATCCAGCCCGGAACTTTCATTCCTAGAAGTCCGGGATCTAGTATATCTCCATTGCAGAGTGCTGGCAGATTTGACGTGGCACAGCTTGTTTTGGATGATATGCGTAGGAATGTACGCAAAGCATTGTTTATTGATGAGCTAGACACAAGGCCAAATGCAAGAACGCCTTTGTCTGCCACTGAGGTTTCTGAAAGACTAGCTGACGTATCAAGAGATATGGGTGCTGTAGCTGGTCGTATGCAGAAAGAGTTTTTACAGCCGCTTGTTGAGAGAGTAATACACATTTACACAAAGCAAGGGCTGTTAGACATACCGAAGGTGGATGGCAGGGAATTGCGTATCGTACCAGTATCTCCCCTGCTAAGAGCGCAAGACCAGCAAGACGTGTCTGATTTTGTTCGCTTTCAACAGACAGTCGCATCTACCTTCGGCCCTGAGATTACGCCTGTTCTATACAACCAAGAAGCTGTTATTAAGTACCTTGCCGCTAAGTTCGGTGTTCAAGAGGAGCTTTTAGCTGAAGCAAGCCAAGTACAAGAAAATGTACAAACAATGCAACAGTTAATGCAAGCTCAACAAGGGATGCCGCAACAATGAAGGAGAAGATAAATGTTTCAGTCGATGGTCGTGGGTATAGCAAAGAAGTTGATAAAGACCTTAATAGTAAAGCCTATGGTCTGTTCGGCGGTGGTATCGGAAAAGATTTTCTACATTACTTGGAGTCGCTCACAACGAATAACGTATACCCTGCGGGAACTGGAATCGAAACTCTAGCTCACGCTGAGGGTTCTAGGTGGTTAGTAGCAATTATCAAAGCTAGATGTGAACAAGGGAGAAAGCAAGGTGAATAGAAGTATACCGAAACCAGCTAAAACAAAGCTTCTGAAGAAAACTGGTGCTGTTAGTGATTTTATTATGACAGTAGGTCCTCATGCTGACCAGATTGCTAGTTATGGCGCACAAGGTTTAGCGGCATTTGGTGCTGGTGTGTATGGTCGTGGTCTTTACAAAAAATACAAAGAAACGAGAGAAGGCTTCAAAAGCATGAAAAGATACATGGGAAGGAAGCCTGACTAATGGCTAAACCAGCAAATCCAGCGTTATATGCAAGAGCAAAAGCTATTGTTAAGAAGAGGGTCAACAAGTGGCCTTCTGCTTATGCGTCTGGTCAACTGGTACAACAGTATAAGAAAATGGGGGGCAAATACAAATGAGCCTCACCAAATGGTTTGATGAGAAATGGGTAGATATATCCACAAAGGAGGGTGGTAAGCATCCTAAGTGTGGGCGTTCTAAAGGTGATGGTCGTAGTTATCCTAAATGCGTTCCGTCATCTAAAGCCTCATCTATGAGTGCAGCCGCAAAGAAGAAAGCGGTTGCTCGTAAACGTGCCACTAATCCTAGCGGTGGTGGTAAGAAACCAACTTATGCGAGGACGTAATGAGCAGAAACGAGCCCAGAAAAACAACCCCTAAAAAACAACGTCAATTAAGAAAAATGGGTCCTCAAACCTATGAAGATTTTTTTGCATCACAATCTAGGCTAGGAAAAGGAAGGGAACTTCAAAGTCAAAGATATTATGAAGAAGTTACTAAAAAGATAAATTCGTTTCCAACGCCACCTCCACAAGTAAAAATGTCTATCCCAAAAGGTTTTGGGACTGATAAACAAGAAGATGGTCCTAGCGATACTTATGTAAAAGGTATACTGGATAGAGTAAACAAAGACGATAGACTAAAGAAATTTAGGATTTGAGGGCATTATGGCTAAGTCAGCGGCATGGCAACGTAAAGAGGGAAAAGACCCTAAGGGTGGACTTAATCGTAAAGGTCGTGCATCTTTGCGTAGACAAGGCAAGAATATCAAGCGTCCTGTATCTGCCAAGCAAGCTAAGAAGTCACCAAAAGCAGCCGCTAGACGTAGAAGTTTTTGTAAGCGGATGATGGGTATGAAAAAGAAGCTTACAAGCAAAAAGACGGCTAATGACCCTAATAGCCGTATCAACAAAGCACTAAGGAAGTGGGATTGTTAATGTCGGAAGAAACAGCAGAAGTAGAAGTACAAACTGAAGAGGTTCAGGCTGGAGGGTCGGAGCAACCTCAGGAAACTCAGTCAGAAAGACCTGAATGGCTTCCAGAGAAGTTTGACAGGCCAGAAGAGCTAGCGAATAGCTATAGCGAACTGGAAAGAGCGTTTTATACACGCAAAGAAGAATTACGAACTCAAATTGTAGAAGAGCTTAACCAAGAAGCTGTTAAGCAAGCTCCTATTAGTCCAGCAGACTATGAGATGCAATTTGAAGCACCAGAAGGTCTTGAGTACAGTGTAGCAGATGATGACCCAATGGTAGATTGGTTTAGGCAGACTGCACATAACTACGGTCTATCTCAAGATGAATTTAATGGTTTAATGAACGAGTATATTCAAGTAGATGCTCAAAGAGGACCTGATTGGAATAGTGAATCAGAAGCTCTGGGTGAATATGCTGAAAAGCGTTTAGAACGTGTAGATGGATGGGCGCATGGCAATCTGAGCGAAGAAGCTTACAATGTCTTTGCTAATGTCCCTGCATCTGCTGGTATGGTTCAACTGTTTGAAGAATTGATGGAACTGAATGGTCAGCCTCAGTTCAACATGACTTCAGACTCAGAGTTTCAAGAGCGTATTAGTCGTGAAGACCTTATGTCTATGCAAAACGACCCACGTTATTGGAAAGAGAAAGACCCTGCATTTATCTCTAAGGTAAGGGCTGGTTTTGCTCAACTATCGAGACAGAACGGATAATGTGAATTTTCTAATTTTGTCTTATGTGAAAATGTAATTGTACTAGAAGGCCCAAAAGCGATGGATAACCGAAAGGCCCTGAGTGGATGGATAACCAGAAAGAACAAAACTTAATTGTAACTTGAACAAAGGAGGGTGTTATGGCAACACCAACAATTGATACCTCCTTTATCGAGGAGTTTGAATCTGGCGTCCACATGGCGTACCAGCGTCAAGGCTCTAAGTTGCGTGGTACTATTCGTACAGCTAATGGCGTAAAGAATAAGACCACCTTCCAAAAAATCGGTAAAGGCTTTGCTACAACCAAGGCTCGTCATGGTAACGTAGCACCAATGAATCTTGATCACACAAACGTGTCAGTAACTCTTGAAGATTACTTCGCAGGTGAGTGGGTTGATGATTTAGACCAGCTACGCATCAATCATGATGAAATGTTAGTCGCACAACAGTCAGGTGCTTATGCACTTGGTCGTAAGACTGACGAACTCATCTTGGATGCAATGGACACAACAACTAATAACCTAAACGAAACAACAAACGGTATTACACTGGCATGGGCATTTAGCCTGATGGAAGCATTCGGTAACAACGATGTTCCTGATGATGGTCAGCGTTACTGTGTTGTCGGTTGGGAAAACTGGTCACAGTTGATGGACATTGATGAGTTTTCACGTGCTGAGTACATCGGTACAGAAAACCTACCATTTGCTAACTCAATCACTGCAAAGCAGTGGCTTGGCTTTACATGGTTTCCGTTCTCAGGCCTAGACGAAGCTGGCTCTGGTAACGTAGACCGCAAGTGTTTTGCTTGGCACTCTTCAGCGATTGGTCATGCAATTGGTGCAGATGTTTCATCCAACATGCAGTATCACAACGATAAGGACGCATACTTTGTTCTGAATAAGATGCAAATGAATGCCACACTTATTGACGCAGATGCATGTTACGAACTGCAACTGAAGAAATAAGGAGAGGTTATAATGGCATTCGTAGACGCAGACTTCACCTTAGTCAATTATTCAGGCAACGGCTTTCACCTTTGGCACTACAAGTCAACTGCTGATGCTCTGAATGCAATTGATGCCGCTAGCTACTTTGATTCAAAGTCTAGCGAAATCAATGTTGGCGATGTAATCTTTATCAATGCTTCTAATGGTTTTGGTATTGCTACTGTTGTTTCTAACTCTGGCGGTGTTGTCGATACAGGCGATATCGTGAGTATGACTACAGATAGTCGCTAATGGCTAAAGCACCAACAAAGAAGGCGGCAGAGAAATCTGCCCCTTCACCTTCTCCAAAGACGAAGAAAATCCGTAGTGGAACAGTAACCTTTGGAAAAGGCGTAACCTTAGGAAAGGGAGTTAAGTAATGACCCCATGTAAATCATGCCCATATCCGGGCAAATGTAGGGCTGCTGGAAAATGTTTAAATCCTCCTAAGGGTGGCAAAACAATGGGCAATAAAAAATCAGGATACGGTAAGTAATGCCAACTACTCCATCCACAGATATTGAAGTTGCACAAAAGGCTATGGTTCTTATTGGGCTAGAGCCTTTGACTTCATTTACAGATGCTACTGATGAAGCATTGGTTGCTAACACAATATATGAGGATGTGGTTACTGACTGTCTTGCACAGCACAACTGGAACTTTGCAACAGGTCAGAAGATTATGTCTAGGCTTACTGCCGCACCTGTTGATAGATGGGAAGCGGCTTATGCCCTGCCTACTAATCCTCCTGTTGTACAAGCACTTACCGTTACAATAGACAACACCCCACAGCCATACGACATCTATGAGCGTTATGTTTATATTAATGCTGAAGTAGCTGATGAGGTTGTTCTGAACTATGTGTTTAGACCTGAAACTCAGTATTGGCCTCCTGCATTTACTATGTGGGTTATTTTTAGACTTGCATCTGTTTTGGCTTTATCTGTGACTAGAAAAGGCGATGTTGCCACTTCTTACACAAATCTGGCAGAAGCACAGTTTAGAAAAGCTAAGGCTAGAGACTCACAACAGGTAACAACACAAGGCATTCGCTTGAATCGTTACAGCAGAGCAAGAGTTGGTGCATACCAGCAAATAGAAGGCACATAATGAATGGCTCTATTACGTCAGTTTTACACCAACTTTACAGCAGGGGAGATTACACCCTTACTGTCTTCTAGGGTTGATTCCAACGCATATAAGAATGGCGTAAAAAGCCTCAAGAACTTTCGTATTCTATCTCAAGGCGGTATTAGACGAAGAGGTGGTTTTAGGTATCTTCAAGAGCTTTCTGATATTCCATATCAAACAGAAACTTACATCTATGATGAAGATGAAGCCTATATTCTTTTATTTTCTAATGGTCAGCTAGACGTTATTGATATAACAACACCTACTGCAATAGCAGATACCATCACATCATGTCCTTGGACTACTGCAATGATTGGTGAGTTAAGTGTTGCTCAGTCTGGCGATACAATGATTATTGTGCATCCAGATATGGAAATGCAAAAGCTAACAAGAACAGCAGTAGATACTTTCAATCTTGTTGACTATGAGTTTGACTCATCTAACAACTATGTACATCAGCCTTATTTTAGATTTGTTGACCCAGCAGTAACTCTTACGCCTCAAAACTCAAATACTGGTAGTCAGAACATAACTGCTAGTACATCTATTTTTGATGCTACTTGGGTTGGTGAGGAGATTGAGTTTACTGACTCAAGTGATGAAGTTCACCATATTAATATCACCGCTTATGTTTCTGGCACTGTTATTACTGGAACGTTTGATACAGCACCAGCTAATACAAACGCTAGAACGACTTGGAAAGAACAAGTGTTCTCTAGCAGAAAAGGGTATGCTAGAGCAGTTACATTCCACGACCAACGTTTAATATTTGGTGGTTCTAGGGACTTACCAAACCATTTGTTCATGTCAAAGACTGGTGAGTTCTTCAACTTTGATGTTGGCGAAGCACTAGATGATGAATCAATCCAGATACAAATTGCTGAAAACCAGATATCAGAGATTAAGGCACTTGGGTCTTTTAGACATTTAACCATCTTTACTTCTGAGCAAGAGCTTTATGTTCCTACTTCAGAAAACAAGCCTTTAACGCCAACAACTATATCTGTGAAGAAGCAGACATCTTATGGAAGTAGCAGTGTTCCTCCAGTGGAATTTGATGGTGCTATGGTATTTCTTACAAAGTCAAAAGGTGCTGTAAGAGAGTTTGTATATTCTGATGTAGGGCAAGCCTACAATGCTGATGCGTTAACCCTCATATCTCCACATATAATTGGCACACCCACTCAGATGGCATCTCAGCGTGAAGCCGCAGACCAGCTAGAAGCTTATATGTATCTAGTAAACTCAGATGGTAAGATGCCAGTATTCATGTCTATTCGTAAAGAACAGCTACAGGGATGGGCTGAATGGTCTACACAAGGCGAGTTTAAAAATGTAGTTGTTGTTAACAGGCAAGTATATGCTATTTGCGAAAGAACAATAAACAGCGCAACATTTACTTCTCTTGAGCTATTAGATAATGAGTATCATACCGATTCTGCTATCAAAGCTACTAACGCTACAGCTAAAACAAACTGGACTATAGCTCATTTGCCTAATACTCAGATTGTTGTTAAGTCAGAAAATTATGCTATGGGTACTTACACTACTGATGCAAATGGTGACTTTACGCTTACAGCCGCAGTAGACAATATTGAAGTTGGCTTAGACTATACTCCAGAGCTTATTACACTCCCTGCTGAGTTTCAGCTTCCAGATGGTATATCATTCGGTCAGAAAAGACGTGTAGTTCGTGCTGTGTTAGACTTGAATGAAACGTTGAACGTAAAGACTAAAGGTACAACATTGCTTGTAAGAAGGGTTACAAATAACTTTGCTAATCAGCCAGATACTATTACAGGCAGAAAAGAAGTGTATTTACTAGGCTGGGGTAATGAAGGTACAGTAACGTTAACACAAGACCAGCCATTGCCTATAACGATAAATGGCATAATGCTTGAGGTAGAAGTGTAATGGGTGTTTATGCACAAATAGCTGGTGCTGTAATTGGTTTAGCTGGTGCTAGACAAGCTAAAGCCGCTAGCGAAATGGAAGCAAGGGCTTATGAAGAACAGGCTGAAATGGCCTCTATCCAAGCTCGTCAGCAAGAAGAAGAGCGCAACACTCAGTTGCGTAAACAGCTTGCTTCTTTAGGCACATCTATGTCAGCACAAGGCATTGCCTTAGGAACTTCTGCATCTGTATCTACTTTAGCTGGTCAAGAAAAGAAGATAGCTAAGAAAGACATATCATCTATAAAATTAATGGGAATGTCTAATAGACGAAAGTTCCAGATAAGTGCGGCTGGTTCAAGGGCTGAAGGCAAGGCGAAGATGACAGCCGCTATTGGGCAAGCCGTTATGGGGGTTGGTCAGGCAACAGATGGCTTTAAGATAGGTGGTAAATAATGGCATTCCAAAGAACAAAAGGTAGAAGCGTATTTACTCAACCTACAGGTATGCCTGATTTATCTGGGTTCAAATCTGCCGCCAATGCATATCAGCAACTTGGCCAAAGTGTATCTCAAATAGGGACTCAAATTCGCAATCGTGATTATAACGATGCAATACGTCAAGCTGAAATAGATGGAAAAACTGCTGGTGTTAAGTACACAAAAGATGAAAAAGGGCAATGGAAACTATCTCCTTTAATAAATCTTGACTATTCACAATCTGTTAAAAATCTTCCTAAAAGTGATGCAGACAAAGTTTTGCAAGCTCACAGAAAAGCAGCAGTAGGTGCTTATGTAGCGGCGGCTGTAAATGATATAAAAAGTTCAGCAAATATTGCTTTGATAAAACATAAAAACGACCCTGACCAAGTTAGGGCTGAAATGAATGGTTATGCTGAGGGTCTTAGAGAGCAATTAAATGATGATTTTATATTTGCACAATTATTGCCAAAGGTAGAATCTGCTTTTCTTTCTTCTGAAAATCAAGCATTTGCTCAACAGCAAAAGGAATCAGAACTTGTTGGTATAGCAAGTTTGCAAAAAAACCTCTCTATAAACACAAAAGAATTAGGTAACTTAGCAGCAGTTGGTCCTGTAGAAGATGACGATTCTTCTGTTGAGGGCTTTGAAATGCGTGTTCAAGAGCTTCAGGATGAGAATGAAGTTATACTTGAAAATTTGCAAACCCTTGGTGTTAATCCTTTAAAAATAGAACAGTTAAGATCAAACCAGCAAAGCGCAATTGCAATTAGAGTTGGTCAGTCTGCGATTGAAAAAATCTTTACCCAAAATGGAGACTACGGTTACAGCAGTTCATTAGAAGCTATTGAAGAGATTGTTGATGAAGCCTACAGCAATCCTGACATAGATGAGGAGCAAATAAGAACGGCTTTGACAGTAACCGCAAACAGTTTGCAAAGATTAAAACAAGCTGAGTTAACTGAAGACTCAAAGGTGAGGGAGTCTGCTTACCAAAACATCATTTCAAGAGTTATAAATGGTGAAAGCGTTGTGGACATGATTTCAAATCAAGACCCAATTTTAAGCGTTCTTGAGCCTACACAAGTCTTTAGTGCATTACAGCAAAGTAAGGCATCAGACCAGCAAAGAATAAATGAGGAATTTAGCCCAGCTAAAGATTTAATTTTAAATTGGGAAGATGTTATAGCCTCTGGCGACCCTGCTGGAGAGTCTCAAATGGTTTCTGCTTTTCTAAAAGTTAGAAAAATGCATGAAAACGGTCAAATAAAGCCAGCAGAATTTTATGAAGTAAAAGCTCAATATCTTAAATATTTTGATACCAAAACAAGAAGCCCTCAAAGAACAGTAGTTTCTTCAACGCTAAAAAGAGAGTTGAGTGATTTTAGTTCATACCAAGTGCAGCCAGAAACTTTTATAAGAAAAATACCTGACTTAATTAAATCTGGCGTTATTGGAGATGGTGTAGGTGCTGGGTGGGCAACAGAAGACGCTTATCTTACCGATGTTTCAAAGTACAAAAAGGCTATGAAAAAAAGAAAAGACGAAATTGTTTTGGCACAAACTGCACAAAGCAAATTGTCTTTATCAATGACTTTGAGTGACAAAGAAAGCGAGGCTTATGTTAAGTCTTTTGGATATGACAAAGCAATAATGCCAGATGGACAATCTGTTAAGATTGATTTGTTTTCTAATGATGAGTCTGTATTTCAAGCATCTGCTGACACAGCCGCATCATTTGCCTTAAACTCTCAAGGGCTACTTTTGCCTGAAGTTAAAGACCTTATTAAGCAAGCAAGGTATAGCGAAGAAGCCACAGATAGAGCTGTTAGAGTGATGGGTCAGACAATGGACATAATGGTTAGTCAAAGCGACAAGCCAAGATATGCCATAATGTATGACTTGTTTGAGAAAAACAACATTTCTGAAGAAGAAAGAACATACATGACGCTTGCTAACAGCGTTGGTATTTCTGTTGCTCAAGAGATTGTTAAGAACCCAGTTGATTACAATAGGGGCTTAAACAATTACTTTGGGACAAGAATTAAAGATGGAAACGCAGAAGAGCTTGCAGATGAGTTTTTGCAAGAAACATTCAGAAAAACACTTACGATGGATGTTCCTTTTGGAATAGGAAGTCCAGTTCTGATGACTCTAAGTTCTGCTTTAGGGATAAACGAAAATGACCCTCAAAGAGAGCGTTTTATACAAGAGTTTGCTGACACACACAACATATCTACTGACGATGTAAATAAGGTTGTTTTAAATAATCCAGTTGTTAAAAACTCTATAAAAGACCTTTTTTACTCAAGGCTTTTACAGCACGGCAAGGCTGTAGCTCCAGAGCAGATTATGTTTGGTGTTTTAACAAGCATTGGAAAACGCTATGGGTTAGAGGAAAATGAGCGTACTGGAAAGATAGAAATGGTTGAATCTCCAGTTCTTACTCATGCTCAATCCACAGTTCCTATGGATGATGTGGCTGGAAGAAATGCTAAACCTGTAGTAAATTTAACTCACGAAATGATTGTTAATGATGTTGTTCAAGCTGTTAACTCAGTTCCGGGAATTGCAAATGAAAGCTTTTATAGTGCTTTGCAAGAAGTAGGAAGCGGCTCTAGTATAAAGTTTTTTGCTAACGACAATATGGGTGGAAAGCCTAGTTACACGGTAGCTTTGTATGACAAGCTTGGTGTTCCATATATTCTGTCAGACAACTACAGATATGATTTTGCTTATTCTTCACAAAACGAAAGCTATAGAAATGCTTTGCAAGAAGTAAAGTCTAGCAAAATAAAGAGGTTTTTATCTCTAGGCGGTTTGCTTGATAGAGGTTTGTTGCAAAACACATTTGAAAAATGGGAAGAAAGCAGACAGCCTTCTTCATTTGACCCATTGATAAAAAAGGTAAACGAGATTTACTTTGGTTTAGGTCAAAACTCAGATTACCTTAGAATGGATGAATCAATAGAGCCTTTCACTACAGAAGATATTGAGGAGCTTTGGAGATTAAAAGAAACTATACTCAGCCTTGGATTTAAATAATGAGCAAAGTAGACTGGAATTTTATACGTGAACTAGAGGGCTTTGAAACAACAGGATATGTTCCTGATGCTGGTGCTTCTGCTTCTGGGGTTACTATAGGAACTGGGTTTGACTTAGGTGCAAGGCAAGAGTCAGACCTAGATGGTCTTGATGATGACCTAAAAGAAGCATTAAAACCTTTTCTTGGCTTTAAAGGTGCTGAGGCACAGAAGATAGCAAAGAACTTAAATTTATCTGAAGAGCAAGCAATAACAGTAGATAACTTTGCTAAAACCAAAGAGTTAAGCAAGTTGAGAGAGAAGTGGCAAAATGCTACAAACAGTGATTTTGATGAGCTTTCTCCAGAGCAACAAACAGTTGTTGCATCTGTTGCCTTTCAGTACGGAGACTTAGAAAGCAGAACACCTAACTTTTGGAAGCAAGTGACAAGTGGTTCTTGGGAAGATGCTGTTGCTAACTTAGAGGACTTTGGAGACAGGTACTCTACCAGAAGGAATAAAGAAGCCAACCTTCTTTCTGGGGTGGTTTTAAAAAAAAAATTAGAAGCTGAAGGTGTTCCTTTACCTGAAGAGGGTAGCTTTGATGCTTTATTTAAGCCTTCTCAAATAGGTGTTGAGGATAGCTTTACAGTACCCAAAACCTTCAAACTTACCAAAGAGCAAAAGCAAGCTAGGGAAAGTGAGCTAAGAATAAAAAAGCTCATTGAAGAAAAGGGCATACCTAAAAACAATGTCTATCGTGATTTGCACAATAGAATGTATGGCTTTGAGTCTGATAGATTTGGTCAAAGAGTAGCTAGCAAATTAGACGAAAACTCTTTTGATTATCATCTTTACACCCCTACTCTTGGTCAGGCTTTTGAAGCGGCCATAGACCAATATCATGTAGGTCCAGCTTTGGGCAGGCTGATAAATTCATCTATTGACCCTAAAATGAGGTCTGTTCCTGGGTATTCTCCATTTAAAGACAGAGAGCTTAAGCGTCTTGTTGGAGAGGATGGTTTGTTTTTCTTTAGGCATGTAGGTAGCCATGAGCAAGCCATGGAAAAATACAGACGTATGCAAGAAGACAGGCAAGACATGTATGTTCTTGACCAGTCTAATTATGGCGGTTTGCTTAGCGTTGGTGTTACGTTAGCGACTCCAACGATATTGTCCCCAATAGCACCAGTAAGAATTATGAGAGCTGGCCCTGTAAGGAGATTCTTTGGGGGTGCTGCTTTTACATATATGATGACTGCTGGGCAACAGGGCATTATTGAAACACAAAATGAAGCGAGAGATGCTAGCCATAGTGCGATGGCATTAACTGCTGCCGCTATACTTGGCGGTACTTTGACTGTTGCTTTTGGCAAGAACATGTCTGCTGTAAACCTAGCTCAAATGCGTCAATCAGATGAAGCTGTTGGAGAAGGGTACGAAAGATTGCCAAAGTCTGCTGGAGCAGGGGCTAATCCTGAAACAGTAAGAACAACTATGTATCGTCAGTTGGAGCAAGAGGGTTTAGAAGAAACTGGCATTGGAGTTGAAAAGCTAGGGTGGAATCCAGTTAATAGAATGCTTAATAGTGACAATGCTTTTGTTAGAAACTTAGCCGTAGGCATGGTTGATGTTGGCGGTGTTATGCAGAAAAAGGTTAGGTCTTTTGGAATAGAAATGGACCAATCTGTCGAAGCTACGTTTAGAACAACTTATTTGCCAAAATTGTTGGAGTCTATAAGAGTTTCTGATTCTGCTTATCTTAAATATAGAAACAGGGCTGTTCCAGAAAGCGATATTGGTCGTGCTGTTGAAATGTTAAAAATGCAAACAGGCGATATATTTAGAAGAGCAGACAACACTCTTACAGAAGTTGAGTTTAGGCAACGTGTAGGCATGGCAATGGCTAGGGGTGACATAGATAAGGTTGGTGACTCTGCTTCATCATTTGTTACTGAAGCGGCTCAAGCATATAGACCAGTGTTTAATTTTATTAAAGAAGAAGCTCAACAAGTAGGTTTATTTACCAAGCAACTAGAAAAAGAACTCAAAGTAGCCAGAGAGTCTGGAGACGCAAAAGCAATTCAGTCTATAGAAAGAGAGCTTGCAAGAATCCAAGAGTCTGGAGTTCTTATAAACACTGCTGAATCTTATGTCCCTAGAGTCTATAGGGTAGATAAAATTGAAGAAAACACTCCAAGATTTTTAAATATAGTAAGAACTTACTTGATTAAGAAAGGTGAGAGTGCATCTAACGCAGACAAAATGGCTGCTGAAATACTTGATTCGGTTACAAGAAGAAAGCCATTTGTTGATTTAGAAGGTGGGTATGACTCTCTCGACTTTATTAAAAACGCATCTGGAGCGCAAAGAAGAAGCTTTGAGATACCCGATGAACTTATAGAAGAGTTTCTTGAAAGAGATATAGAAACCTTAATTAAGCACCATGTAAAGACTATGGGAATGGATATTGAGCTTGCGAGAAGATACGGAAGCTTTGATATGTCTGACCAGATAGATGAAATTGCTAGAGAGTATGACAGACTAATATCAGAAACATCAGACTTCGCTAAAAGGTCTGAATTAGCAAAGGCCAAAGAAGCAGACATAAGGGACATTCGTGGTCTAAGAGACAGACTGCGTGGAACTTATGGAGCTTCTAAAGACCCACACGCATTCTCAAGTCGTTTTGTTAGAACAATGAAGTCTTTCAATGTTTTAGTAGGAATGGGCAGTGCTATGGTTAGCTCTGTTCCTGACATAGCAAGGATTGTTATGGTTGAAGGTTTTTCTAATACCTATCATAAGGGCTTCAAGTCTATGTTTGACCAGCAAGCATATACTATCAAGCAAATGAACAAGGGCGAATTAGACAAAGCGGCTATTGCTGTAGATGCTGTTCTTGGCTTAAGAGCGCATGCTATGTCAGATATTGGTGATTTGTTTGGTAATCGTTTTGCTGTGGAGCGTAGTTTGAATGACGCAACTGGCATGTTCTTTATGATGAACGGTTTGAACATATGGAATCAGGCAATCAAAGAAATAGCTGGTAACGTCACCGTCTTAAGAATGACAGAAAGCATTATGAAAAAGGGTGGCTGGAAGTCTCTTTCTCAATCAGAAAAAGAAAAGCTTCTTAAGAATGGTATAGGTGAAAATGACTATAGGATTATGAGAAAAGAGATTCGTAAGAACGGTCAAAAAGAAGGGAACGAATGGATTCCTAATACCGATGGCTGGTCTGACGAAGCTATGGCTCAACGTCTAAAGTTTAGAAATGCTTTAAATCAGAATGTAGAACGTACCATTATAACTCCCGGTGCTGGGGACAGGGCTTTATGGACATCTACTGAAATTGGTTCTCTTATGACCCAGTTTAAATCATACGGTCAGGGAGCTATGGTTCGTATGCTCACTGCTGGTTTGCAAGAAAAAGATGGTGCATTTTGGCAAGGTGCATTTTTGATTGTTGGATTGGCTGCTATGGTTAATGAAATAAAAAGAAGCCAATATGGTATAACAAGTGACGAAACTGCTGACCAAAAGCTTATGAATGCAATAGATAGAAGCGGTGTTTTGGGTTGGTTTATGGATGTAAACAACGCAATTGAAAAGGTTAGCGACTATAAAATAGGAATGCGCCCATTGTTAACAGAGCAACAGCAATATCCAGTTCATGCTGGTGCTAAAGTTGGGTCTGTTTTTGGCCCTGCTGGTAGCACAATGCTTAATGCAAGCAGCGTTATAGGCGATGTTTTGAACAACAACATTACTGATGACACGATGAGAGATATGAGATTTGTGTTCCCAAGTGGCAATTTGTTTTACTTAGACCCGATATATGATGGGGCTTTTGGTGGTAATGTGAATAGACAGCAAACTAGCAATAGGGAATAGATAAAGTATGGCTACTATAGAAATTGCAGATAATGACGCTAGAGTCCAGTACACCCAAGCGGTAACTGCCAGCACAACGCAGTTAACGATTGATTTCCCATTCTTTGACCTCGATGACATCAACGTTATTGTGACGACTGCGGCTGGTGTAGACACTACGTTATCAAGAGGAACTGGTACTGGTACATTTTCTGTTACAGGAACTGCTGTAGATGATGGATTTTCTGGTGGATATGTCACTCTTGGTGACAGTTATAGTGCTGGAACTGATACCTTTACTATACTCAGAGATATTCCTGTAGCTAGAACGACTGACTTTCCAACATCAGGTCCGTTTAATATCTCATCACTAAATACAGAGTTAGACAAGATTATTGCTATTGAGCAAGAGATTGAAACTAAAGTTAGCCGTACAATGAAGCTAGCCGACTCTGATAGTGCTGCTTCTATTACACTACCTTCATCAGCAACTAGAGCTAACAAGTTTCTGTCATTTGATGCTAACGGTGCTGTTACGGTATCTACTACTATTGGTGATTACAAAGGAGCAGATGCAACAACGACTACTGCGGCTTATGTTAAGCATGATATTATTAAATCAACAACTGCTGCACAGTTAAACAACATTTACATTTGTATTGCTGATTCAGCTATTGGTGATTTGCTAACAGACACTACTCATTTTGAGTTAATTGTTGACGCTGTGAGTGCGGCTACATCAGCCGCTAATGCGGCTACAAGCGAAACAAATGCTGGAATATCTGAGACTAATGCTGGTGATAGCGAAACTAATGCGGCAACATCAGAGAGCAATGCCCAAGACTGGGCTGTTAAAACAAACGGCATTGTGGATAGCACAGACTATTCTGCAAAGGCTTGGTCTATTGGCGGTACTGGCGTAACGGATACTTCTGGTGCTGGCCCTGCAAAAGACTGGGCGGTAGAAACTACAGATACAGTAGATGGTACTGAATACTCTGCTAAAGAATATGCCATTGGTTCACTACCCGCAAACACTAGCGGCTCTGCTAAACAGTGGGCGTTGGGTGGCGGTGGTTCTTATGCGTCTACCACTGCGGTTGATGGTTCTAACTTCTCGGCACGTTATTGGGCAGAAAAAGCACAATCGTATGTTCAACAAGATTTTCAAAATACATATCTTGGAGCGCACTCTTCTGACCCAACGCAAGACCCATACGATGCTGACCCTTCAGATAGTCAGGCTTTAGAAGCTGGTGATTTATATTTTAATACAGCTAACAATGTAATTCGTGTTTATGACGGTGCTAATTGGAATGATGCTGTTCAGGACACAACAGGCTTTGCTAGTAATGGATTTAGCATTGCAATGGCAATCGCCTTATAGGAGTAAATAATGGCACAGAATTTCCATAGATACACATTAAACGCAGTAGGTACGGTAGCTGCTGACATACCTGATGGGGCTAACTTTGATAGTGTAGATACGATTGTAGGTATTCACATTGCCAACGTAACAGCTAACGCCATCACGATTGAATGTTATATCAACGATGGCACTAACGACATTCATCTAGTTAAAGATGCACCTATTGCTGCTGGCGGTGCGCTGCAAATTTTAGATGGCGGTGCAAAAGTTGTCGTTAAGTCTGGTGACAGGCTTTATGTAAAGTCAGACACAGCTTCTTCTGCTGATGTTTGGGTTTCTGTAGTTGATGCAATCAGTACACCAGTAACGTAAGGGATTTAACCAATGGGTTATGTAGGTAATCAACAAGCAGAAGGCTTTGTCCAGCGTCCTACCAAGCAAGACTTAACAGGGGCAACTGGCGATACTCTTACGCTAACTCACGCTGTTAGCAAAGAAGAAGATATTGACCTCTATATCAACAATGTAAAACAAGAGCCAACGACTGCGTACACTGTAAATGATACAGCCGTAACGCTAACTGGCGATGTAGTTGCTTCTGATGATATCTATGTGGTATATAACTCTCTGGCATTGCAAACTGTAGTGCCGCCTGATGGTTCTATTAGCACAGATAAGCTGGCTAACAATGCAGTTACTATGAGCAAGTTAGCTTCATCTGGAACGCTTCCAGCTTTAAATGGTTCTGCTTTAACAAATATCGGTGGTGCATTAACTGCCGTTAGCGAACAAACCGCAAGTGGCAGTAGCACGGTTGATTTTACAGGAATACCAAGTGGCGTGGAGTTAGTTAAATTCACTAGTTGGGGGCTTTCTTCTAATGCAACAGCAACTATTGACATTCGAATAGGCGATAGCGGGGGATTTGAAACCACTGGCTATGCTAGAAATTCTCATTATGGAACAAATGCACTTGTTACTGGTGGTAGTTCTTTAAGTGGCGATTCTTGGAGAAACTATGCATGGGTTAACGCTGCGAGTGTTTTCTATTTTAGCGGTCAGCTAGTACACGCTGGAAGTAACAGATGGATAATGGACGCTAGCATTTTTGTTTCTGATTATGACGGCTATTTTGTAACTATGATGGGGTACAAGGAACTGTCTGGCGAGTTGGACAGAATACAATTTTTTCCTACTGCTGGAACTTTTGATGCTGGCACTATTAGAATTATGTACGCATAGGAGGCTGTAATGGCATTATCAAAAATACTACCAGCCTCTCAAGAGCAATATGCAGGGGCGAGAAATCTTATCATCAATGGTAACTTTGCTATTGACCAAAGAAACAGCGGTTCAAGTATAACACCTACCGATGGTCAGTTTAGTGCAGACAGATGGAAGTGTTCTTTAAGTCAAGCATCAAAATTTTCTGTAGAACAAGTAACAGATGCTCCAGTTGGTTTTCAAAACTCGCTAAAAATTACTAGCCTTTCTGCTTACACCCCTGTTTCTTCTGATTACTTTCTTGTTCAGCAACAGCTAGAAGGATATACAGGCGCACATTTACTTTATGGAACGGCTGATGCAAAAACAGCAACTTTGTCTTTCTATGTAAAGTCATCTTTAACAGGGACTTTTGGTGGTGCAATTAGAAACAGTAATGGATTCAACAGAACTTATCCTTTTGAGTACACAATTAACTCTGCAAACACTTGGGAAAGAAAAACCATAAAATTTGTTGGCGATACATCTGGCACTTATTTAACGACAAACGGTGCTGGGATTACAACAACCTTTAGCGTAGGTGCTGGGGCTGACTTTAAGTCAACAGCAAATGCTTGGGCGGCTAACAATGATATTGCAGGAAGTAATGCAACGGATGTTGTAGCAACCAATAGTGCGACATGGCAAATCACAGGCGTACAGCTAGAAGTAGGCGAGGCTACACCGTTTGAGCATCGTAGCTATGCAGATGAGTTGGCTAGGTGTTTACGGTATTATCAAGACAGATACGTCTATATGTATGCTGGGAATCTTCCTCATGGCTACTTGTATAATATGAGGGCTACGCCAACTTTTAATAGTGGATACACAACTTTTGCCGCTACTGATGAGTATGTTTTGTATTACGCAACAAGTACTGCGGGGCAGTATAATATGAAAATGGATGCGGAGTTATAAAAATGAATATTACATCAGCACAATATCAAAATAACCCTGTTTTTGGGGAAGCCGAACATAATATAGTTGTGATAATTGATGGTGAAACTTTGATTGTACCCCTTGACCCAGCCAACCGCCACTATGCCGCTATCCTAGAATGGGTAGCTGACGGCAACACAATACAGGATGCAGAATAATGCCATACATAGGTAAAAATCCAGTAGGCGGTGGCTTTCATAAGCTAGACAACCTTACTGCTTCTGCTACAGACACCTACGCTCTTACGCTAGGGTCTGCGGCATACTACCCAGAGAGTGCTAACCAACTGCTAGTATCTCTGAACGGTGTTATCCAAGCACCACAAGACAGCTTCACAGTGTCAGGTTCTGACCTAGTGTTTGATGACCCACTGACAGGCTCAGACAGTATCGACTTTGTTGTTGCGCTGGGTGATGTGCTGGCTGTTAAGACGGTTACTGATGGGGCTATTACAGCTAACAAGATTGGTACTGATGCCGTAACTACAGCTAAGATACAGGACGGTGCTGTTACTGCGGCAAAGATTGATAGCTTGCCAACTGGTTCTGTGTTGCAAGTTGTAAATACAAAACTAACAACTTCATTTGATACTCAAAGCACAAGCTTTGTAGATGTTACAGGGTTATCAGCAACAATTACTCCATCATCTACGTCTAGTAAAATATTGGTTATGTTTAATGGCTTTTTATCTAACTATGGAGCTAACAACTATACTTTTCTTAAAATATTAAGAGGCTCTACTGAAATAGACAGAAATTCGCAAATTGATTATCAGAATTTTAGCCACAGTGGCAGAAATGTAATGAACGTAATTTATGATTCTCCATCAACTACTTCTGCTGTAACGTACAAAATTCAAATTGCGGCTGAAAGCGCTAGCAATACTGCAAGAATAGGTGGCGGTGCGCAAGCTGGTACAACAACAGAAGTGCCAGACACAAACATAACACTAATGGAAATAGCAGGTTAGGGAGACTGACATGGCACTTATTAAATTAAACAATCAGTCTCTGTCTGCTGTTACTAGCGCAGGGTTGCCCAGTGGTACTGTGTTGCAGGTTAAGTTTCTTTCTTTTGAAGACTTACTAACTAGGACAGGCACTACCTATGCAGACATTTCAGGTTTTAGTCTTTCTATAACTCCTTCTTCTGCGAGTAATAAAATTTTAGTCACTGTTCAGTTGGCTCACGCCCACAGCCCCGGCTCAAATACAATTTTGTACAGATTAATTAGAGGCAGTACAATCATCTCTGAAAATCCTAATATTGGAAATGTGGATGCTTTTATAGGTCATTATTCTCACGGTGATGAAGGGCTTTACCACGCCAACAGACCCTTCTTAGACAGCCCAGCTACAACATCAGCAACCACATATAAACTTCAATGGAAAGTTGATGCAGGAACTGGTTATCTTAATAGGCACACTGGCAATACGAATTATGGCGGTACTTCTAGCATGACACTAATGGAGATTGCAGGGTGAACCAGAACGATATCCCTTTATATGCTGGCGGCTTGACTGCTCCGTTGTGGGTTGATGTTCTAAGCGATTGGCTTGGCTTGGTAGCTGTTAGCCTTACTGTTATTTTGCTTTTGATAAATATCTGGAAGTCTAGGAAGAAGTAAATGAACGATGATTTTGCAAAACGTTTCAAGAACGTTAGACCCCAAACTAAACCTATTGGTTTTGGTGAATATTTTAACAGTGTAACATCTGGCGTTAGTAAGACTGTTAAGAAGATGGGAAATTTTTTTTCGTCTTCTAAGGCAAAAGCTGATGACACTAGCTATCCTAATATGCAGAAGTTAAAGCGAAGGTAGTTATGATAGACCCTGCCACAATTGCACTCGCTGCTAGTGCTTTTGCGGCTGTGAAAAAAGGCATCGCCCTAGGGAAAGATGTCGAAGGCATGTATAAAGATGTATCACGCTGGATGGGTGCGGTACATGAAATAGAAAGCAAGCATAACAAGCAGAAGCAAAGTTTTTTTAATAAGTCTGTTGAAGAAGAAGCATTGCAATCTTGGACTGCAATGAAGCAGATAAAGAAGCAAAGAGAAGAACTCAGACTGTATATGCTTAGTATTAATCCACAGGCTTGGAATGAGTTTGTTGGCATCGAAGGTCAGATACGCAAAGACAGGATAAGAGCAGAGCAAAGACGCAAAGCTAGAATCAAGAAGAACATAGAGATAACAATAATAACAATACTTATGATATGTATCGGTGCTGGTTTGTGGTTTCTAGTTTGGTTTGCGATGAAGGCAAGGGGTTTGTTATGAGTGCAGAAGAAGTAGCAAGAAAGATGTTAGAGCTACGCATCTTACCACGATTTATGATGGTGTGCATGACAGGCGTTTACATACGCTGTATTGAATGGGCGTTATCTCAGCCAGATTTATCTACACAACAAAGCGCATTGATAAGCGTAGTTACTGGCGCAATGACAGGCTCATTGGCAGTATGGCTAAATTCAGAGAAATAAATGGCGGCAAAGCTAAGTGAGAACACTGAGGTAGCACTACCGCTACGCAACATTATCAGTATGGTTGCGGCGGCTAGTTTAGCAACATGGGCTTACTTTGGTTTGATTGAAAGATTAAACACATTAGAAACAAACCAGACCATGATGCAGTCTGACTTGGAGCAAAACACAGAGTTTCGCATCAAGTGGCCTAGAGGCGAGATGGGTAGCTTGCCAGCCGATAGTGAACAGTTCATGCTGATAGAGCATTTAGCTACTGAGTTAGAGAAGTTGCAGAACGAAATAGAGGGTGGCAAAGCACCCTATGATCAACAGCAAAAGCTGACGTTAGAGTTTTATGAAAAGCGTATAACTAACTTAGAAGAAAACTTAGAGAAGATACGGAACGGTGGTTGAACTTACTTTTGTTTTATTGCTGGTAATGGGTGGTGAGAAGGTAGAGTACACGCCTTATAAATCCTTGTCTGAGTGTTTGTCTGTACGCAGAAAGATTAAACGTAACGTAGGCCACACCAATAACTTTGACCAGAAGTGGTCATGCAAAGAGTTAAAGGTTAAAGTTAAGGACGGCAACATATTGGAGTTTGTAGAATGATTCAGTTACTAGGTGTTGTAGGCAATCTTGCTACTACATTTTTAGAAGGCAAGGTTGAGAAAGAAAAAGCCAAGTCTGAGATTATGAAGACTGCTGCACAGCATGATAGCAAGTGGGAGCTAATCATGGCTGAGTCTACTAAGTCTAGCTGGAAAGACGAAATAATAACAATAGCTGTACTTGCTCCTTGTGTACTTACATTCATTCCGGGCATGGAGGATGTAGTGAAGCAAGGGTTTGATAGGCTGAATGAACTACCTGATTGGTATCAAAACATATTATATGTGACGATACTTGCTGGTTTAGGCTTAAAAGGGTTGGATAGATTTAAGCGGAAGTAGCTCTATCTACCACATCGACCACCTCATAGCTCAAAACTTTTTGGTTGTCGTATCGTTCTAAAGCTTGGCTTCTGGTTTTAATTCTTTCTAGCCCTAAATCTAAAGCATCATCTTTGTCGATACCCACAACCTTTATTCTACGTTCTACAACTATCTCTACATAAACATCGTAAGTAGAGCATTTGTTTCTGTCATACTTGGTCATTGGCATATTACACGCTCCCCTCTTCCATTGAGTATGTCTTCTATAAGGAACAGTAACATTTGTGCGATGGATGCCTTGTCTTCATTATCTCCGTATCCCCATACAAGATAATTAGTACGACCAGTATCATCATCTGTGATAGTCACTGTCACTGTTAACGCACCGTATTCTTCTTGCTCAACATTAACAAACATAGTGCGATAAGAAGAGAATATCCCTGAACCTGTAATCCAGAGACATCCCTCATGTTGTTTAGTTTCAGCAGAGAATATAATAGCTTTTTTGGCAAGGATTTGGTGTAAGTCCCTGTCAGCTAGTATTTCCTGAGTCATTTTTATAACGCCTAACTGGTAGCTCTCTAGGTTCTCTGTAGTTTTCATAATTCTTTTTTATGTTCTGCCAGCCTATGTCGTAATAACAAGGCTCACAGAATATATCCATTGCGGCTGTGACGGTGTAACTGTCGAGTTCGTTGTTCACCATCTTGCCGCAATTTCTACAGCGAGAAAAGATATAAGTTACGGTGTTACGTTCACGCTTCTGCGCTTGCTTGGAGAGTGGTTTTCGCTTTCTTGAACTCATCAGTCACCTGTGCCTTTGCCACTTTACCTAGCGTTCCGATTGCCATTTTGTGTTTACGCCACATTCCGTCAATCTCATCTATCGTCTTTGCTTCTTTGAACTGACTGATGATAACAGAGCCATCTTCTTCGTCCAAGTCCATAGGCAAGTCTTCACCAGCATAGACATTGAGTCCAAGACCATGAAAGGCAATAGCTTTGACAAGGCAACGCTGAAGAGCTTTGTTGACCTGTCCACCGTCAGGATGCTGAATGGACTGGTTCTTGTTGTCCATGACATAGTGAATCTCTGTGTGAGCAAGCCCCTCGATGGTGACAGTCACAGCTACATATGTATGACCCTTGGTGTCACGCATAAATGGTAGCGGATTGTCTTGATTGTCACGGAAGATGTGCTTCTCGAATGTGGCAGATGGGTACTTCTCTTTGACAAAAGCCCAAGCCCATGCCCATGAGAGATAATCGAAACGACCCTTCTGCTCTACTTCTTTAGATACATCGAATCGTGATAGTGTTTGCCAGATGTTATCAGTCATTGTGAATAATCTCCCTTAGTAAGTAATGAAATTCTATAAAAGCATTATCAAGGTCTACTATGTGATTGTAGTGTGGGTTCTCTAAACCTCGAAAAGAACTCATAACTTGTTGTAAAGCCTTGTCAAGATTCTGTATGCTTTCTATCTGATGTTCATTCATAGCTTCTTTTAATTGTTTGGCTTCAGCCACCGCTTTGTTTGGTCTTCCTCTAGGCATCTTTGCCCTCCTTAGGTGCTACATGTGTGCAAGTTAGTGTGCCAGCACGTGAACGTGTGACACGGATTTTGTGACCTGTAAGATTGCCAGATAGGTCGTAGTCCATACGGCGACACTTCTCAGGCATTTTCTCTTTGAACATATCCTTGGCTTCATCACCAACTTTGACAGCTTGCTTTGATTCGATGATGTTTTGTGCCTCAAGGCCGAATAAGCGGTCATGCTCTTCAGACCAGTCAGGTAGGTCAGCCATGTTCATTGTAAACATATCTGAATGTACCACTGGAGGCAGAGCGTCTGGCAAGACATGAGTATCGTCTTTGTATAACTGCCAGAACATACGACACTGGTTCATGTACATGTCACACCAGCTATCGTCCTTCTTGAGCATACGCCACTCTAGGCGGCAGCGTACACCGAATAGAGCCACAAGATAGCACTTGTCGACACCAGCCACCAGCATGTGATGCTGACATTGTGGCGAATAAAAGTCACATAGTTCTTCCATGTCTTTGAAACCAAAATGAGCTTTAATTTCCAATGGAAAAGCATCGCCAACAACACGACCATCAAAGGTAGAATGCATAGGGATGCCGTCAATAAGGATAGTTTTGCCCATTCCCTTTGAGTTAACCTTGCGTTTGTTTTGCTCACACCATTTGTCAATGATGTATGGTTCGAGGTACGAGCCAGTGTCCATGAGCAGTTGGGTTTGCTTTGAAAACTTTGCATCTTCCTGTCCACCTTTCTGTCTGGCTAGTGTCATCCATTGTGCAATATCACCTGAGGCGATAGTCTTTGCGTCTGATGAGCCTATGTAGGTAGCTCGTTCCTTGATTTGTGCTTCAGTAAGCATTTAGTTCTCCTTGTAATCGACCTGCTTATATAAGTCAGGCCCGCATTCATCGGCTTGTGCATCCGCCCATGCATCTTCTACAGCATCACGGAAACGGTATTGGTCAAAGTTTCTGCCAGCAATCTCCCTTACTTTTGTAATGAATAATTCTTTGTTTGTGGTGATAGGTGCAATCTCAGTGGCAAGCCACCGATAGTGCTTACGAGTCATGCCCATAGTGTCCTCCTTGCATAACAATTCACATTAGCATATATTTGGCTTATGTGATAGGTGAAGTGAATGAGTGAAATTACTTTTACTTCCAATTTAATTAAACAATTTCAAAGACGTAGGTACGAATTAGGACTTACGCAACCCGAAGTTGACCAAAGACTCGGTGTGGCGTCAGGTCTATGTGCTAAGTGGGAAATTGGTAATAGAAAGCCAACTTTGTTTAATGCATACTGTTGGGCTGAAGCCTTAGGATGCGATATTAAATTGGAGATAAAAGATGAGAGTTTGCGGGATTGACCCTGGTTTGACAGGTGGCATCACCTTTATGCAAGGTGAGGAAGTGTCAGCCTATAGAACACCTGTCGTTAAAGTAGCTAACAAGAAGATTCTAAACCTTGTTAGGATAGTTGATTACTTAAAGTTATATAGGCCAGAAGTTGTTT